AATTTCAGTAGATGCCCTGGCCGCTGCCATTACAGATTCTTGAAATTCTTGTCCTGTTATTTGTTCCAATGATGACTGAATATCTGTACTAACTTCTTGACCAATCACAACCCTTTTGGGAGTTAGATATTTTTGCATCGTATGAGGTCCTGCTAACTCATTAAATGCTTCTGGAATCAAATATCCCCTCAATGTAACACTAAATTCGGTTTTTACTATTCTTTCTTTATCTGTAACTTCTGTACTATCAGTAAAACTATCTATATTTGTCCTAAATCTCATTTTATTAGGTTCACCCCAATATGCACCCGCTGACCAATTTATCCGTTCTACTAATTTATTCATTTGTTCAATATAAGAAGTCCAAATAATAAAATCATAACTTAATACCATATAATCTGGAACCGCTACATTATAATACTCTTTTTGTGGAAATAACCCTTGTTGAATTGAAAAATTATCATATCTATTATTATCTGAATATTTTTTTTCGAATTGCCAATGTAATTTAGGTTCTTCTGGATCCATTTTATCAACTGGCATAGTTTCATCTTTTTCCATTCCAGTTCGTCTGAAAGCTATAACGGGTAATATAATTTGTCTTTGCTTATCCCTCATAAAACCACTTTTTTGTATGGCAAACCATCTTTCAGGTGAAGAATACATAATTGGTACTTTTACAGTTTCACCATTATCTACTATTGTTGGTTTAATTACTTCTGTAAAATAAAACATAATAGCAGAATCCAAATCCATCAAGGAAATAGATACATCTTTTACACTATCTGTATCTCTCCTTAATTGTCTTGATCTATCTAATGATGCCCGTTGAGTTCTTGGTACTGGTTTTTTTCTACCAACTACTAAATCTATTGCCATTAAATACTCCGTATTCTTTCAATGTTAAGATGTGAAAATCTAACTCTAAATGTTCCACAACTTACACTCCAATTATTATCTTGCATACCACCAATAAGTTGATTTTCATTAATTTCATCAATTTCAAAATATGCCCAATTCCATTCTAATATATCACCAAGTTCAGGAACTAATGATAAATCTGTAAGTGTCTTTCGTAAAATATGAAAATCAACATTTTGTTGACTATCTGGTCCAAATTCATCATTATTCCAATCAAAATCAGCAGAATCAACCAAACAGGCAAATTTAACACCATTTTTCCATTTTTTACCGCCAGCAGCTTCTCCATACATATTTGTTTGGGTGTCTTGTACCGATACTTTATAAAGAACTACTTGTTGATTTATTATTCCATCTTTTCCGTGCTGGAGATCACCAAGTAGCTCTTTATTTACCCGTTCAAAGACATTTAAATCTCTCTGTGGTAAAAATCGTCCTGCCATGTTCTTATCCTATGTAAATTGGTAATGGAACTTTTTGTAATTTTTCTTGCAATCGTGTTGCTTCTTCACTATCTGCCTCTAACATCAATTTTCTACTTGATGCTTCAAGATTTTCTCTTAGTTGTGTAACAAGAAACTCTTTTTCAGTTTGTGCTTCAGTTCTTAAAGTATCACCATCAAGAGTTGTGTCTGCATTCGGAACTGGAATAGAACCATATTTACTTCTAACCATACCAAGTAACTCTTTTGAAAGTGCAAGTCCATATTTCCTAATCCATTGTTTTCCAACATCATTAATAAACTGATATTTCATATTATCATATGGAACATTAGAATAATCAGATACTACATCTGAACTTCCACTATATTGTGTTTGTAATGGATTATCTCTATCAGCTTTTAAAATGTATTCAAACCACAACTTATAATTTGTTGTTGGACTTGGAAAAATTCTTAATTTATTGTTTTTCAATTCAAAAGTATGTGCTGATTTTCTTACTTGGTCATTAAATTCAATTGCCTGTATTCTCAACAAATCTGCGTATATTGGCATCATCATAAATTGAACAGCAGGTGTCATATTACCCCAACCAAAACTGTCCAACATATTATAAGAACCTGCTCCTGTACCTGCATATGGATCAAAATATCTTGAAACCGCCGGTGCCGCTTCATAAAATACTTTTCTAACCTCTATTGCTGAACCACTATGATTCGCATCTGCTATCAATGTATTTAAATCATACACCTGTGAACCACTTGTTATCTGTATTGAACCACTCTTAAAATCTATTGTTCCACCAACACCCGCTTCTGTACCATATTGTTCTGAAACCCTAATGGCATCTGCGAAATTAGGTGTAACTCTTTTATGAGTAACATTTGATCCTGTTGCCTGTCCTCTTAATGATAATAAATTCTCTCTAATGTTAAATTGATTAACTTGTGCTGAATATTCTGTAATAGATTCTTCTAAACAAGTATAAAACTGTACATCTTGTAACTCAACTGCCATAATTGGATAACCTAATCGTTTAGCTGCCCAATTTGCAAACTTTGGTGAATCTGATTGAAATGTGGAATCATCATCATATAAACCGAATGGTGTATTTCCACTTACTGCTGAACCACTTCCTGGCCATATAGCTTCCATATTATAATCTCCTAAAAAAGATATTATTTGTCATCTATAAATATACAAGCAATAAAAAAGGGAACTCAAAATGAATTCCCTTCTTTATTTTGATCTATTTAATTACTATGAATTAAACGTAGTTTACATCTGCGACGATGACTTTACCGTAAAACTCAGGACGAACCATCTTCTTCGCGTATCTTGTCATCACACCTTTTCTTGGTGTAAAATTAACAGGATCGTAAACAAGAGGAGTCATGATTAACGGAACATACGGTGCGTATACAGCGCCGGTTTCAAGGAAATTACTTCCCCTGAATCCCATTAAGATGTCATTTTCTAACATATAAGGGTTTTTGTAAACCGTATATCTGTTATTTAATGCACCTACTTTCTGTACACCCATTGCGTATGATTCATTATCGGGATCACCATCGGTATCTGCTGCGTATCCAGGAATACTTTCGATAATGGTTGCTGTTTCAGGTGAAATCACCATAAAATTAGCACCACCACGTAAAGTTTTCTGATGAATCGTATTACTTACTGACTGCAGTTTATTTCCAAGAGTCTGGAACCACTCACCCTTTGTATAGGCGTTAGAAAGTCCAGATACTTGAGTAAACAAGGAACTAGCTGAATCATACTCAAATCCAGTTTTCGCTGACCAATATTCGGTCTTAGCATTAGCGTTCTGTTTCAACATATCAAGTATTTCCAAATCGATTTCCATCGAAATGTATTCACTTAACATTGAAGTCAGTTCTGCTTCTGCATCAACACTATGGTAAGCGTTAAGGTCTTGAGCCAATTCAGGAGTCCAAATTGCTTTCAGTTTACGGGTCTTAGCAACTATGCTAACTGACCGTAATGCAATATCAATCTCAGGAATATCAACATCATCTGCTGCACTCGGTGCTGGTGTAGTGAACGAACTTTGTTCAAAATCACCACGAGTTACATCAGTTGGTTGTCTATGGTACTCTACAGATGCAGATGCATGTCCAGCAGCTACTACTGCCGCACTTGCTTCACCAACTAATACATAAAAACTTGTATCACCATTGGCTGCTGTACTTGTGTATGCTGGATATGTGGCGTCAATAAATGAACCAGTAATAGTCCATGCTCTTGCACCTTCCGTATCTGCTCTACTAAATGCAGCATTAGAAACAGTAACTTTCCTAAGAAGTCCTGCAGCTGCTGAAGCGGACAAACTCGGCTCCCATTCTACGTTTGCCCAAGTAGCTCCAGTTTCAGTAAATACTCCCGTTGCGAGAGAGGATCCACTTAATTGTGTTGCAGTTTGTGCATCGTTAATAGAATATCCGAATTTACCAGCTCCGTACAGACCACCACTTGCATCTGCATTAGATGCAGAAGTGTTACCATGTATATGGAAACCTTTAGTGTGCTGTCCAGTTTGTGTTGTACCATACTTAAAGTCAAGATAGAAAATAAGACCACTTGGTAGGTTCATTGGTTGTACAGAAACAAAGTCCTGTGCTGCCAATTCACCAAAAATGCGACGTACCAAAGGTAGTGCCACACCTGACCATTCTTCAGAATTCGAAGCTGTACCAGTTTTTGAACTTTCGTCAATTAACTGTCGTGCTTGGTTTTCTAAAAGAACTGCCATTCCGTGAACTTGATTTTCTTCTTCCATGCCTTCGAGTAATCCAGTTGGCTCCCATTTACTAACTAACTTCTGGGTTTCTGCCAACCTACTACGTTGAGAA